GAACTCACCAGACTTCATTGAACTAACTAAAAAATCCTCCAATTTTTGATGAGCTCTAGCCATACCAACATTACCTCTCTCATCACGACCACTAGCCGTTACTGTTAAAAAAGTTCCTGCTTTCATACCTATAGACTTTATGTCTTCAGGTGGTACAGTTACAAGGCTATGACCAGCTAATGCAGATTCTCTTGCTGAATATTGTATATCAGCCTCTCTAGTCATAGTAGCATCAAACTCATTATCAGCTCTACTTATTTTATCATTTAATCCTGATAATTGTCTGAATTCTGGAGTAAAATTAGAAATACCATTCTCATAAATATACTGACTTCTGAGGTATTTATGTGCTGCTCTTTGTTGAAAACGATTTGCTGAACCACGTGTTTCGTTTATTTTAAACTTTACTTGTTTACCGTCTTCATCTGTATAGGTTAATTCAGTATCATTGTTTAAAAACTGACTACCTAACCAAGGTTTATATTGATCACCTAATCTTTTTAAGCGTGCATCAGCAATCCAACGTTGCTTCGTTGGATCCATTGATTTATAATTATTGATTATTGCTGGATCAACACCTGCATTTCTAGCATTTTTAATATCTAGAGCCTGAAGCTGTGTTTGATACTCAGCATCATCTAGAGTTTTCCTAGCTGCTTCAAGATCTGCTCTAGCTTTTCTAGCAGCTTCTGTGGATGATTCTCTCCTCCAAGCATCGAACGCATCTCTATTGTCAAATTCCCAAGCACCAGCTTCAGCTTTTAATGCAGCTTGTTTTTGCTGATGAACGGCCTGCATTAATTCTGCACCTTTCGTGGTAAATTTTTGAATTAATTCACCTTGTGCAACTGATGCTTGAGCTGCCCATCTAGCAGCTTCTGTATTATAACCTTGTTGAACACGTGTAGCAAATTTGTTTTGCCTTCTTAATTCGGATATATTTTGTGAATAAGTCATACTGTTGGTCCGAAAGGAATCATTAAGTTTTGATTGGAAGAAAAGGGTGCATCGTATACCGAAGCAATATTAGAACTACGATAGAAACCACTATTACCAAAATCACCTAAACTTTGCGTTCTGAAACTGAGATCACCTACATTCTTAGAAGGAGCGAATATCTGTGCCGCTTTAAGGTCTGCTTGGTTCTGTAATATTTTATTCTGATTTGCTAATTGCGTACCTTGCATATATGCTCCAGCACCTGCTATAGCTATCTCCATTAACATACCACCAATAGCTGGTTTCGCTTCTAATTGAGGAGGAGGTGGGGTTGGACCATGTATTGGAGCCCATCTAGTTTGTTCCCAAGCTTGACGTTGTTTAAAGTCAGCTTGGTTCTTTATGACTTCCTTGTTTGTTTCAACGTTTTCAAGGTTGAGCATAACACTACGCATTGATTCAGCTTTAGCTCTACCAGCTGCACGCACACTTTCTGCAGCAAGCCTACCAGCAGTCACACCAGCTTGCTCTCCAGCATAACCTTGTCTGTACATTGCTATATTAGCTCTTTGTACATTGGTGCTATGAGCAGCTAAGAACTTATCAAGTTCTGCGTCTTGTCTATTCCATTGATCAATGGTATTTTGATAAATATTATCTAATTCAATTTCTGTATCTTGAACACTATTTTTCCAGTCGTTCTCCCGAAGCATCACGTCTGTCAAGTATTCTTCATTAGCTAATTCAAAATTCCTAAGCCTAGCTCTATTACGCTGCTTGACTGCAGAAACTTGTCCTTGGTATTTAGCGACTGAGCCTGCTGCTTGTAAGGCAAAACTAGCGGTTACTGGATCGCACACGGCAAAATTCTATAAAGGTTAATTTGTTGGGACCATGTTCAAGTTCTCGTAAGAACTTAAATCCCAGAAACTTTAGAAGTTTTAGATGAGCGGTATTCCGTTTATCTACAATGTTCCAAAGAAGTTCTTCTTCTCTGCTTTCTATAAATCGTTTAGCTTCACGTGCAAAAGTGAGAGGGTACTCATGAATAGCTGGTGTACATAACATCCAGACTTTACCTTCTTCTTGCACTCCTGCCAATCCGGCAGTCTTACCGTTTGGCACTTCAAACCATACTGTGTCTCCATAGAAAGCAGACTGAGGAATATGGAAAAGTGGGAAATGACCGTGGCCTTCATACACTTCTCTATAATCATCTGGTCGTAAGTTAGAGGCAACCTCAACAGCTGCCTCCATTGTAATAGGATGGATGTACTTAGACACTTCGATAGTATTTGATTGAATAATCTCCTTCCCAATTCATTGAATGAAGAGTAGCTGGAGATGGATGATTAGATTTTAAATGTACAGTTAAATTTGTATTTCTATCATACACTGGTACAGTATGTGTATATCCATATGCAATAGCTGCAGTATTAGAAGACGCACTATCCCACTCTAATGATTCATATGTCTTAGTATAATCATTCCTACCCTTACGTTTTAATGTAACATCAATAACACCTACATCACCAAAGTCAAAATTCATACGATGAATTACTAGTGATCCACGTGTCTGTGATCTAATTTTCTCACCTTGTTGACTTGTTACAAATATTTTCGGTAACTCTACTTCAAACTCATATTCATAACCAATGGTTATATCTGTATTAACAGTAGCTCCATCAGCATTTACATAATTCTTCCAATTGCCAGGTAACGTAACTACCTTATTAGGGTGTGAACCAGTGATAGATGTATCAGGTATATCATAACTACGTCCTTCTTGATCACCGCTTGCTTTGATATAAGCTGTTAACGTATTACTACTATAGAAACCTGCACCTAAAGTGAAGGTAGTTACATTCGTAGCAAGATCATAAGTTAAAGCAGAAGAAGCAAAAGTTTTTTTAGTATCTAAATGTATACGATTAGTATCAGGATCAGTCCCAACTAACATAGTGGTTGGAGATAATCTGATATCAAATTTTTCTAATGTATATGTAGAGCCTGTATTTAAAATAGCATAATAAACATCATCCATTATAGTATGGAAGATTACATTATTAGGCATTGTCCATTTAAACCAAGCAGATTGAATTCTCTTCCCCTGTTGGTTAAAGAATCTATAACCCCAAATCTCATTTGTAGCAGTATTCAGTGTACTATCTACCCCAAATAATACCATATCATTTTGTGTAGATACAGCAGGCATTGAGGAATTCATTGGGAATAAATTAGCAATTACCTTACTTTGCTCTAAGACATCAGGTTCGCCTCTACCGCCCGCTAAGATGTTTGCCATCTCATAGAACCTAGTGTTCTTTGCAGTGCTGTTCAAGAAGCCTACAGAGGTGCCTAAGGAGAAGGGTTGGGTATTGCTATCAAAGGCATACGCTGAAAGGAAACTTACCTTAGCTGTTTCAGGAGTTAATAATGCTTCAGCACCTGAGCTTAACAGGAACTGTTCACTAGCACTGAATAGTACTAAACCTGAATTCGATTCAACAGCATCATAGAGTTTAGTAGGGTAAGTAGAGCTCGACTGTAAATCAATTGGATCTTGATTTGATATAGTCATAGCAGTCTTAGCCCAGAAGTTATAAAAATCTCCTCCAGCTCTAGAACATATTACATTCTCTGCACTTAGTAATGTTATCCTATTCCTCCAGAACATCATCCGTTGAATTGGATTCCCAACAAAGGATGGTTGAGGGTTAGTAATATCATCCCCTACATCTCGCTTACCCCAATCAGGATTTTGGAATCGGAATGCTCCATTAGGGTAACTAGTAGCACCACCTCCATTAATAGAGAATGTGCCTGGTAAAACTCTAGTAAGTTGCACAGGCATTGTATCTTTATTAACTTCTATATTAATACCTGGAGCAGGGCATTCTTCCCACTGACCTTCACCGAATCTACAAGGTTGAACTACTATATTAGCACCGGCACCAATAGTACCTGACACTGAATCAGTATAACTAAAGCTATTGTCATTTATTCTAGTGATAGTATACATACCATCTGTAGCTCCACCACTTGTAATACTAGCAATAATCTTATCACCAGTAACTAATCCATGACCGTTTGAAGTTACAGTTACTGTAGAACCTGCTCTTGCATAAGTAGCTTTTTGTACAATATCGTCAACAATAGAAGACACACGGAACTGTAAATAGTAATCATCTTCTTCTACTTCACTTTGAATCATTTTAACGATATGCCCATGCCTACCAGAAGTAGGTAGATCGTCAATTTTCTTAGCTTCAGTAGTGACTATATCAATTAAAGATTTCTCAGGCGTTGACACACCAAATGGATCTTTTCTATATAAATGTAAACCATCGCCAACGATAGTAGCTGTTATTCCGTGACCTCCTGTTATACCATCTAGTGCTACTTTCATTCCATTAACAATCGATGAAGCTGACACGTGCTCATCAGCAGTAGCTGACGTAGCAGGTGGCCTAACCATTGCAATGTTAGCTCTTGATGTTATATCTTCATGTTTAGTAACTTCAACCCAAGTCTTTAATAATTTTGCAGATTTTTGTGCATGAATATGGTTTGTTGATACGTACACTTCTGTTTCAGTACCGCCACTAACACCTGTTATACCATTAGCATCAAATGTAGGTGCTGAAGTGTAGCCTGAACCACCAGCAGTCAGTGTAATTGAAACAAGTTGCTGAGTACTACCAGTACCATCAAATACTACAGTAGCTGCAGCACCTGAACCACCACCACCAGAGAAGCAGTCAGTATTGTTTGTATATGTAGTAGCGCTTGTAGTATAATCACCAACCGGTGGTGGCCCGCCAGACAGCTTACCGATATTCCTGATTTGTACTAATTGTACAGAACCTGTATTACTTTTCCAACCTTCGCCACCAAATTGAAGATCAGCAAAAGGATGGTATGAATCTATATAATCATCACCACCACCATTAGTGTTTATTTGTACAGGAGTACAACGAGTATCCATCTCGTATTTTAGATTTGCTTTACCTGTTGCTGATGAATTAGGTGGAGAAGTTGCCCATACAGGAGTACCCTCTTTAGCAGGAGAGAATGTTTCTCTGCTCATACCTTGACATGCGCCATCACCTGGACCATAAGAAGGTGCAGAATCTGTATAATCAAGCATGAAATCTGTGTATACATAATCTAAAGCTGCAAGAGAAGTGGCTCTAGTAGTTGTATATGTAGTATTATCAGCAGGGTCGTAGATGTCTAATGCATACTGCTTACCATAAGATATCTTATCAAGTTTAACAAACGCTTCATGTACAACAGGAGGTGATTTATCTTTATCATCTGTCATCATTGTAACATTAGTTTGTCTGTTACAAATGAAAGTAGATTGGTTGATAGTTAAAGGTTGTATATCTGCAGAAGTTGAGGTTGCTATAGCACTATTATCTAAGTAAGTACACTTACCAGACCCAAGAACTTGAGCATAATCCACGGGTATCTCAACACCATCACTACATCTAAATATTTTAGTGACACCATCATTCTTAATTTGACCAATGTACTGCTCATCTTTATCTGTATAGATATGAAACCATTTCGATTTAGCGTTAGTTAATGGAGTTATGGTACTAACAAGTTCACTACCAGGACGCTTGACTAACCCTGTAGTAATATCAGGTAAACCATTTTTCAAATTATTAACTTGTCCAGGTTGCTTTAGTTCATCCGGTTGCTCGGACATACCTAAGACATAGTTACTGACTTTTTGTGTAATACTTGCCATTAGCGTCTCAATGCACGATAGGGTTTGTAAGATTGATAAGCTGATTCATCAGGCCATCCCATGAAATTATGATCACCTTGATTACATTCGTACTCAACACAAGCAGCTCGTGCTTGCATTTCATAAGTTGCTAACATTTTCTGTAGTTCTGGGTTAGCTACTAATTGTACAGCAGCTCTAGTAGAAGCTCTGTATATTATATAACGTTGGAAGACATTAGGTATATCTGCAAATTCATATAGTCTAACTACATTAACAAAGAAGTAGTCATCATCTGGGAACTCAAATGTATGATCTACTCTATCATATAATTTCCATACACCATCAGAATCCTTACGTCGAACAAGGTCTCTTGTCCTATCCCATTCGTCGTCTCTATCTATACGAATTACATCGCTATCAATAACAAATTTATCATCACTATTCTTTCCAGTTAATTTTATGTGATGTTCTCGGTTAAATATCCAACCTTCATTCTGAACATCTTGTGTTGTTTCTTTTAATATATTATAAATAAATGCAATCTCAGGGTTATCAAACATTGCAGGACTATTAGATCCTGATGCTGTACCTAGTGATGCTACTGGAGCCTGACCTATACTACCCAGAATTGCATTCACTGCGGATAGTTCTGTATCGAGGTCAACAGTTGTGGGAGTAGAAGTCATAGTTAAGTTTCATGAATAAAAAAAAGGGGGTCGTGAGAACCCCCCTTATGTGTTTAAGTTACGTCGCAGCTAACTCCAGCATAAGCAATCCTGAGGTTTTGAGTCTCAGACTTGATAGCATTTGAACTACGAATGTCGGTACCCCCACCATCGGTGCGAGATACACTTTCACGGACTGCAACAGCAGCACTGCATACAGCAGTATTGCCGGCAGCAACAGAGTTTGCCATGATTATTTATTTGTATAGTTTACGTTACTCGGCCTACGGCACGGGCAAAGGTTTGGTTGTCGTTACCATCATTGGTTACTTGCAACCCAGTACCACTGGGAGCACTAGTAATCTGGAAGGTATCTGCACTGACCCACTTAACGTAGAAGTCGTCACCATCAGAAGCTGTTGCAGCTGAAGTAACTAATGCAGTACCACCTTCTGTATGATATGTAAGCAAATCATTAGTCTCTAGACCATGTGCTACTGATGTAAATACACCAGGGTTAGCCTCTGTTATAGAGGCTTGTGCAATGGTCATAGTTTTATAATCCTGATGAGTATGTCCAGCTGGAAGCGGAACAAAAGGATCTATAGTAGAAGATGAAACTGTACCTACACCTTTATGTAGAGTAACTGTATTAGATGTCCCTGGTTTTAAAGGCATAATAGTATACCTCAAGCAGTATTCAAGAATTCAATAGCAGCTGCAGGGTTAAGAGTATCAGCACCCATTGCTAGGCGTCCAACCATTACATCACCCTGGTACAGAACTGATACGTCGCCGCCAGTTACTTGGACTTGAGGTCCAATAGCTTCAACGATTCCAGCAGCATCACGCTGATAGATCAGACCGCAGCTGTTTGTGAAGTCACCGTTGTAGGTGTTGTTCTCACCAGCTTCAGCATTAACAGTACCAGCAAGGAAGGGAAGGTTGTTAGAGCGTCTGATTGAAATACCAGCAATCTCATAAAGACCTTCACCAGAGTTTAGGTTACCTTGTCCGTTACCATAGTCTCTGTTAAGGATGTTTGTAGATACCTGAGATACTAGAGCGTAGTACTGACGTGGTGATAGCACTGCAGTACGTCCAGTCTTAGGTACATTCTTTTCATCAAGTACAGAAGCAGCTTCGAAGAAACCGTCAACTAGTGCTTGAGCATCATACTCTTTACCAGAACCTAATTTGATCTGGGTACCACCAGGCTCAGGTCCAGGTGCAGCAGTGATAGGATGAGCCGCTCTTGCAGCTAGTGCAATAACACGGAATACTTTCTTATCATATGCTTCAGCCAGAGCGTGACCGATCTTGGCAGAGATTTCAGATCTCAAAGAGTAGTGAGCTAGAGTTTCATCAAGGTCATAGACGAATGCACTAGAGATGAGAAGGTCATCACACTGGATGGTCTTCTCAGCTACTGGAGGATCACCGGATCCCAGGATTGGTTCTCCTGGTGTATGGTAAGCCGCCTGCATTCTACCTGTGAAGATGAACTGTAGACTCTTGCCGTTCTTAAGTGTACGGCGTTGCACGGTATCACGTGCGATAGTTGCTGACTCATAAGCTTTGAATAGCTCACCTGAGAACAGCTTCAAATAGGTTGCATACTTGGTATCATATGCAACTGAACCACCAGTACTTGATACCGCCTTATTTAAGGCACCGAGTACTGACTGCGTGGCATTAGCCATTGTTATATAGAGAGATTAAGGTTTACACTCTCCAAGCTTGGATTAAATATTAATTAATTGTGTGGTCTATCCCACCGTCTAGACGGCTAAGGTTATCCGCGTACGGGCCAAAGCCAAAGGAAAGGAGGTCCTACTCTGAGGTGCCTCCAGTCCGAAGTTATTTAGAACTTCTTAATTTCAACATAGGATCCTTCAAGAACAATGACTGGTGCAGCATTGTTAGCGTACTGTCCGAATTGGAAATTAATAGTACCAGCGGTACCATCATTCTCAATAATACTTTCCCACTCTAAGTAACCAGCGGTACCAGCGATGTTCTGTTCTAGTACAGGATCAGCTGCTACATCTATGTCACTAATTAGAGTGCCGTCAGGTTCCAAGCCAGTAGCTACTGTATGAATAGAAGTTACTGTTGGAGTATCGAGTTTGAACTTAGCTCTACCTGTGGTATTCTGAGTCCAGTGAATACGATACTTAAGTAGCATCCTTTCATACTTACCTATATCAACATTTAAAGGTGTAATAGTTCTATAAGTAGTACCCTCATCTGTTGCTGCAGTTTGAGAACTAGCTGGACCATAGCCAGCTGCGTCAGTCTCCCACTGCTCTGCGAGGATTTTTGTTTCCCAGGTAGGAGAGCTATAGACTACTCCACCTGTTGTTGTATTGGCTAGAAAAGGCATTGGTTTAATTAGTATAGGTTAATCAATCTGGCAGGTTCCGCCTACCAGATATCTAATAGTTTTGTGTGATCTCGCACGGTGTTATCAGAATTTAAACTTTGCACCAATCTTGGTAGCCCAAGAATTGTCTTCGTCTGTATCTGAATCAGCAGTGAGTACTGCTAGCTCACCGTAGAAATCTAACTTTTCAGTAGCAGCTACATTAGCTCCGACTTTACCGGACAATCTATTTTCATTGTCTTCGCCGTCAACTGATACTACAGCTGGACCACCTTGTACGTAGTAGCCAAAGCTATCAGTTCCGCCTTCATATCCTACATGAAAGTCGGTAACCCCGCCTTCATAATCCGAACCGGTATAACCGGAGTTGTTCTCCACGTTCACGTAGACTCCGGCGGAAGCCGGAAGAGCAACGATTGTGGAAGCGAGTGCTAGTGCTAGTGTTTTCATTTAAATAAGTGTTTAACGTGTTCTTGTATAAGGCACGCCGCGATACTTCAGGGTGACTTGCTTTTTTTGCATCGTCTTTCTCCATAGTACCACACCCCCGTTCCATGATGTGGTTTCATGCGTTCCCACTGGGAATGAACGGACGCGAGTGCCTGGTGCTTCTACTGGATTCGACTATCCGAGCCGCTTTGTTTCCCTAGAATACTCCAGGGAAGATTTGTCCTGTGAATATGTAAGCTCCAACAGCTGCATTGAATCCAATCATTGCAAGCCATCCGTTTACACGTTCAGCGTTTTGTAAATATTCTCGTGTTGTTGGTGGTTCGATTACTTCAATCTGTGGTTCACGAGCGTGTACGTTTGAGGTCATTAAGATAAATAAATTAGGTTAATGGCCGAGGACGAAAGTTCGGGTCGGCACGTTCACTTCTATTTCTTAGGGGGTCTCCCTTTCTGGGTACCATAAGTACCTTTACCTTTAGGCATAATTAACTCACCACTGTTTCGCTTGCAGCTGGTGTACCATCAGCAGTATCACCAACTAATTTATCACATTGAGTAAGGTCACTTACTCCTGTACCCTTTACACCAGGTATGAACCAACGATGTGTAGCATTACTAACCATGTATTCAACATGGAAATCGTTGGCCCTGGCACTAGGGTTATAGTACATTCCTGCCATAGTTAAAAGTTAACATTTGAACGTTCTAATTTATCGTATACATCTTGACGATATGCAGGATCTCTTTCATAACGAGGGTCATTCATTGCTTGAATCACTTCAGCTTGACTACGGTATACATCAGCGGAAGTCTTAGCTGCTTTACCTGTTAGCATTCTTCCTTCATATCCTTCAGATGTTTCATACTCTGCCTTCAATCCAGCAACTGCTATTTGAATAGCGGTAGGGTCACCGTTATTTACTATACTATTAAAAGCAGTTAATTTATTATCTTCTAAATTTTCACCAGCCCAGTTAAGTATATTTTGATAAGCTTTCTCACCACCTACTGAATTATATACAGTATTGATTTCAGCATCAGTTAAATCTCGTGCTTCTCCTTCAGGAGCTGGTGAGTTTTTTTGTATCTCCATGTAAGCATTTACAAGATCAGTACTACTCATCTCTGTAAATTTTTTCATGGTATCTTCTGAAAGCTTACCATCATTTGAATAGTATTCATTAGAAGCTTCAGTGAGTAGAGATACAGCTGGACTTACTTCTTCTTCAGGTTCATCTTTCTCTGTATCTACTTCTGGTTCCTCGTCATCAGAAGAACCAAGCTTCTTTTCTAATTCAGTATAAGCTTGTTCTAGTTCTTCAGCATTTTTAAACTTACCAAGGATGAGATCGTTCTCTTCTTTACCAAGTTTTTCTGCTACCTTTAGTGAGTCCTGCTCGTCTTCAGTTAATTCCGGAGCGTCTGCAGGGGTGGGGTCATACGTCAGTTTTTCCGTCATCTTTAAATCCTTGAGCAGTTACTACTTTTAAATTACCTAAGCCAACTGTCTCAACAAAGTGAGGGTCCTTACCTATGGTAGGTTCCCCCACTAATTGAGTTGGCTCAGCAATATCTATTGTTGGTCTAATTGTTTCTGGTTTACTAACCTTCGGGAGGGGCTTCTTCTTCGCCCTCTGCGGGCGGCTCGCCTTGGTCTTGTCCATTTAGTTGATCGTATCCGTCGTTTAATGATCTACCCATCGCTGGGTTTTTACTTGGGTCAGCTAGAGGTGCTTTAGATAATGCTCCAGCTTGCTTCATCAGCTCTTGCTGTTGCATCTGTTGCATCTGTTCTTGCTTCTCTTGTTCCATTGTCTCTGCAGACTTCACAAGATTAAGAACATCAATACCTTGAGCCGCAGCAAGTCGTTTAATATACTCACTAGGATCTAAGAATTGACCTATAATTTCTGGCCCCATAGTTTGAGCGAGAGTTGTGATAAAAGTGACGAGGCTTTGTTGATCTTGTCCTCTACCTAAAGCATTCACACCTGCAATAATCTGTGGACGTACCACATCTTTAGGAAACTTAGGTAGTTCCTTGTTGCGTTGGAGGATATGTAATGTTCTATTAAGATAGGGTATCAGGAATTCAATAGTTAACAAGGAGAATAAACCACCTAGTTGTTGTTCTAATTCCATCTGAGTAAGGCGTACCTCCTCAGCTGTAGTTCGTTCACTCTGCCTTACTGTAAGAACAAGGAAGGCTTCATTAATTCTACGCTCAAGCTGTTGCATTTGTTCCGCTGCTGTTCTAAAGTCAGCGGTCTTACCAACCTGGATAACACCTACATCATCAGGTCTACCCTGAACGATTGCACCGTTACCAGCATCGGCTATAGTCTTTGGTTTTGTTGTGGATGATGGCGATACTAGGAAAACAACTTTCGACGCTGCTGCAGAGCCTTCTACGAGGGCCTGAGAGAGTCCTTCTAGGGATCTTATATCCCCAAGGAACTCCTCGACCCTACCTCTACCATAATCTTCTCCGTCTACAGTATTAAATCTTAATACTAACCAGGGAGAAGTATTCTTTGGAGCACTGCTTTGCGTACCAGGAATGATTCTATCAAAAGCTTCCTGATGCCATTTCCATCTTCCGTTATCATCGAGTCGGACGTAGGTGTATACCTCAACGTCATGATCATCGGATCCTGTCTTGTAACCATCATCTCCAGGAGAATTAGGTAAGGCTTCTGGCAGATCCATACCAAGAATCCTACGACTTATTAGTTCCTTTGTTACGATCTCACATATGTTTCCGTTACCGTCACGATTAACTACGTAACGATTGAGTGGGAAATTCTTGAGACCATCTTTGCCCATAAATATCAGTGCGTTTCCAGATACAATTAAATGTTTAAGTGCCTGGTGAACGACAACTCTATCACTAGAAGCATTGATATAATCCATAACCATCCTCTCCATCTTGGAGAAGGATAGATCTAATTCACTTTTAATCTCCCTTGGGTAATCTACACCTAACTTATCATCCCTTACTTGGAACTTAAAGAATGAAGTCTGTGGTGGTAGTAAAGCTAGCATTAATTTTGCTGCTAAATTAACAACACATTTAGACCCCACACTTTGCCATGGGGTATTAAGTTTCTGATGTGTAGGACGTGAACTTAAATCTTCTTGTATGAGATAC